TAGCAAAACCATACTTCTTTTCTTCTTTATCATAAATTGGTAAGAAGTTTAACCACATATAATAGTCTCTAGTTAAATACCAAACCTTACCGTTATCTTTATAAATAACTCCGTTACGGCATTTATCTTTTTCTGTTTCCCAATATGTTTTAAAATCTTTTGATCTAAAAGGTTTATTACAATAAAAACCTTGATCATTAAAAATTCTAGCTTGTTTGTTAAATTCATAAGACATCTTTGTAAACCCGTATTCACCAGGTTCACTAAATATATCTAATATAAATTCTTTAAAATCATCATAGGTTAGAAAATCAGTTGTAGACCATTCATCATTTTCATATGTCAATATAGATTTATACATTCTTTATAATTGCAAATACATCACCTTCATTAATCAATAAATGTTCTTCATTATCATGCATCATTGTTGTTGGTAAACAATGATCACTATATTGAACCACATCACCTATATTAATTTCTGTAACAGATTTACCTACACCTACAACTATACCTTTATATTCTTTTTTTCTAGCTGTATCAGGAATAATAATCTCTGTACCTGCAAAATATTTCTCAGCTTCTTTTTGTCTAATTAGAAGTTTTGCTCCTACTGGTATTACTTTTTGACTCATTTTTATTTGGTTTTTTATTATTAATTTGTTTTAATTCTTTTTTATTAAATTCTGGTTCATCCCAATAACAGAAGAACCATTCATCTTTTCTATCATTCATATTACATTTGATCATAAGCTAGTCCTGCACCTCCACGTACTTGACTTTCTTGCTCTTGTTTCATATCACTAAATGCTCCTTTATAAGATTGTCTGATAGACTCAAACTTAGCAGCAGCATTAACCATAGAGTTTATATTACCATCTCTACCATGTTCAATAGCAGTTACCTCCATATACTTTGCCAATCTGTCTAACATAGATTTAATACCTACATATGCTCTATAAGTAGGTGTTTCATAAAGTTTCTTACACATATCTAATGCATATCTTATTTTACCATCTTCAGGAGATTCTTCTAACTGAACTTCTTCAATTATAATATCTTCTTTTTCATGCTCAGGTAAATTAAAAAATGGATTCATGTCAGGATTAGGACAAGACATATAAAAAACATACTGATAAATTTGTAAATAATTATCAGGATATTCATCCATTATGATTTTCAAAAAAGGTAATGCATAACAGTGTTCTGTTGGAACTACTTTATCATTTTGTATATCAAATAACTTTACTATCATAATTTATTATCTTTTAACCACATGATTAAGCTATTAACCTCATCCTTTAAATATGGTAAATCATATATCTTAATTTCTTCTAATACAGGTTCACCATTAACATGTTCATTAATTGGATATCCATTTGCATCTTCACCAACTTGTTTAAACTTTACATGTTGAATTGTAAGCTTACCAACCTTTAATTTAGGATTGTGCTTTTTAATAATATACGCATAAATACTCAGTTGTAAGTTATAATGGTTCAAATTACAATCATCTAAGTGATTTACAGGTTTAAACATTTTTTTAGTTATACCCTCCCAATTTGTAAATCCTTTATCTTTAATTTCTTTATTTGTTTTATAGTCATTGATATTTATATGACCATCTACTATTTCAACTACATCAGCTTGCCCACATAAACCAACTGATTTTAAATAAACTAAATGTTCAGGATATACACCATCCTTTAGTTTTTGCTCAGATGCAATTTTAGACCCTGTTTCTTCATCAAATAAAGGTTTTATTATAGGAACTTCAATACCATTTCTAGAAATAGTTTTAAAGTCCAACATATCAGTTTCTCTTTGATTATGATAAAAGTTTCCTAATTTAATTGCTCTACTTGTTTCATTATCCCAGGCTTGTAATATTTCTTCAGAAGTCATACCGTACCATTTGGATTTTTTATTTTTAGATGATTTTTTAGCTTGACCTTCTCTATCAAATTTAGGTTTAAACTTAGCAATAAATGAAGTTACACTTAGCCAGTTTATATTCTCATCATTAGTACTTTCGTACACATGACCTTCTTCTATAAATTTTAATCCCATACTTATGATATTGTTGTATACCAATATGAGCTATCATTCTTTACTTCTAAAGAAGTTATAGCATCATTATATACATAGTTAATTATTAGTTTCATTATCTTTTATTTGCTTGGTTATTAACTCTTCTTCTTCTTCTGATGTAACAGAACTCCAATATTCTTTAGGACACTCGGAAGATAAAGATCTTAACTTAAATTCTAAACTACAACCACAATCTGAACAACATGGTTGTGTTTTAGGTACTGCACAATTTGTACCTATATCATCATAAAAACTACAATTAACACATATCTTTTGTCTTGATGTTGCTATTGCTTCAATATGATCTTTTTTAAATGTATTATTCTTAATACCTTCAAGTATTTTATCTGCATTTTTAAAAGCTCCTAGTAGTTTATTTATTCTGTTTACCATATTTATTTTCTATAAATTTTCTTTTATTATCTTTATCTTCTAAAAGCTGTTCATAAGCACTAGTCATAATATTAATATTTTCTTGTATTAATTCACTCTTAGTATATCCGTTGTATGTTCTTTTTGTAAGATTACCAAGTTTGCTTTTATATACTTTAATTTTATTTTCTAATTTTTTATTTCTCAAATGAAATGTTCCTAAATTATCTATGTATATTCTTGGATAAACTAGATTAGACAATGAACTTCTAACTTTAGAATAATAAAAACTTACAAAGTCATCAACAACTTGTTTATGAACTCCTACTTCTTCAGCTACTCCTTCTTTAAATATTTTATGACTCTTGGGATTCACTACCTAATATCTTATAATCTAATAGTACATAACCATCTGTTTGAACATTTATAATATCGTTAATTGATATTGTCTTTTTATTCTTACCTTTTTTTAAAATAAGTTTCTTCTTAGTAATCTTATTTATTGCATTTCTAGCTGACTGTGGGCTTTTAAATATTTTTTTATCAGTAAGATGTATACAAAATTTAGTTATCTCAGTGTTAGGATTTTTTGCTAATTCAGCTATACAATCTAAATCAGAAATACTCAACTGTATACCTTCAAAAAAACAATATGTTAATATTTGAAACTTTATTGTTTTATTAATACTAACTTTTAATTTTATATCTACTTTGTTTACTGTTGCCATAATTATAATCTTAATATCATTTCAACCAACTTGTCATGAGGATAACAATCTGTTTTATCTTTTCTTACATTAGTATGAGTAAGTAAACCTTTTACTTTTCCTAAATATGCATCTTCATGAAAATCAAATGCTTTATCAGCACCGTATTTCTTAATCCACTTTTGTAGTCCTTCTCTGATATCAATATTGTCTCTATCAGCAATATACTTCAACCACTTCTCAGTTTCTTCTATTTGTTTATCTGAGTAATTATGCCACTTTGAATATCCTCTAAAAGGTTTATCTAATGTATATATTTCAGAATCATTAACTAAACTTCCAAAATATGTTTTATTATTTTTATCTAAGTAACCGGTTGAACATAATTCTAAACCAACTGAATGTCTATTCATATGTCTAGATCCTGTTTTACCAAGATGCCATCCTTGACCACCATCAGGAAATGCTTGAACCATAACACCATCATATTCGTTTAGATCAAACTTATTATGTGACCGACCTCCTAATACAAATTCAGTGGCTATTCTACCTCTTGAATCTTTAGCCCAATGATCAATACATTTATATGGATTATCTCTACCAGCTGTATGATGTAAGAAAGCATATTCATTCTTTATAGGCCCATTTATATACTCACCTTCAGGTAAATAATGTTTATGAATTACTTGATCATACTCTGTTATAAAATATTGTTTAGAACTATCACTATCTAATTCAGATTCTAAATCTAATATAAACTGCCAAGTTTGTTCACTTGGATTACCTGTTATAACTAAGTTATTTTCTTTTTGAAACTCTTTTACTTTAGCAATAGTATTAGGCCCATACAATCCATCTGGTTTTACACCAACAGCTTTTTGTAGAATCTTAATATTTTGTTTAGTAAGATTCATTTTAATCTTCTTTAAAGTTTTTAACAGCCTCCATAAATGCTTTAGCTTCTTCATTAGGTTCTTGACCTTCTGGAGTTTCAGCAAAAGCCTGTGCCATAAATGTTTGTGCTTGTAATCTTTCAGCTCTAGATTTTTCAATACTAGCTAAAAGCTCTTCATACTCTGCCTGAATTTTAAGATGTGGTAAATTATCTTTGTAAAATTTTGTAATCTCTTCTCTACGTTTCTTTAATTCTTCTGGAGAAAGATTTGGATTTTTTTCATCTAATTTTTTACTCATAATATTTTAATATAAACTTGTTGTTTACAATTCTATACAAAAAATATTTAAATAAAAAAAGTTTAATTTAAAATTGATAACTTCTTAAACCTCCTCCGCACTCTCTTTTACTTCCTGAAGTACACTTATTTCTTTTTAGTGGTTGAGGTCTACTTGTATCTGGTACGTTTCTTAATCTAGGTTTTTTAGATTTGTTACCACTTTACTTTATTTGCCCAATAAGCCGCAGACATTTTGCCTTTTTTTATATTTTTAGCATGTCTAGCTTTAAATGATGCTCGTTTCTTTTTCATTTTAGCTGACTCACCTGCTTTAGGTTTACCAGCTGTACTAGCGCCTTGTTCACCAAAACGAATAGTTTTAATCTTATCACCCTCCTTAGCTACAACAATGTGAGACTTCTTAGGATGCCCAGGTGTACGTTTAGGTTTATTAAATCCTGATACACCTGCTCTTGCTAATCTACTATCTTTTTTCTTTGCCATAATATTTAATGAACAACTTCTGTCCAATCCATAGCACCATAAATGCCTTCAGCACCACTTACATTATTTACAGCTACTTCTAAAGTAAATTCAAAAGATGATTCTGTGGTAAATTCTGGTGAATTATTTACTAAAAATTGTAATCCAAATAAACTGCTTTTATCTAAATTAATAACTGGAGATCCTTGATTTGATGATGTAGTAAATCCAGATGCTACAATTTTAGATGTGCCACTAACAGATGTTGCTGTAGTATTATACTCAACAACCCCTGATCCGCTCCATGTACCGCCTGTTACATTTGATTCTCCTAATGTCAACCTCCAACTATAATATTTACCCGTACCTAAACCTGTTAAAGATATATTAGTTAAAACTGCAACTGCTCCTAAGTTAGAAGCTTTTATTCTAGCGGATAATATAGGATAAAATGTATCTGCTGCACTAAAAGTTACAGGTGTACTTATTGGTGTATGTATACTAATTTTAGAATCAAGTAATTCATATCCTCCTTCAGATATTGCTGTTGAACATATCTTTTTCATATCTGAACTAGCACCGCTAGTTGACTCAATATAATATGTAATAGGTAATGTTCCTGTAGACATGTATGTACCAACAGTAACATTTGCATGCTCAAATGTATGACATAAAACAAAGTTACCATTAATTACAAAACCCATTCTAACAGTACCAGAACCTAACCATTCAATATCAGTAAAAAATATTTGAACTTTTGTTGGATCAAATGTAAAACCTGATGGCCCTGTTCCATCTAGTTTATCAATATTCCAATCTTGTTGATTTACTACAAACTCTTGTGATGATGTAACACCTGTCTTTTGCCTTTTAACAAAGCTTAATTGATTTCCAGATAATTGTACATATACTCCATCAGTTAAATCAAAATAACCTATTTGCTGTTTTATATCAACTGCTGCTTGACCAAAGTTAAAACTATTCATAATTAAAAGAGATTTACCAGGTTGATAAGCAATGTACTTATTTGTACGACTCATTACTTTTCCAGATCCAGTAAGACTTAAAGTTTCAGATCCTGTAATAGGATCAAAACTAATACTACCAGCTCCATCAGTAGAGTTAATCCACTGAGTTTCATTTAAAGAATATTTTGAGTTTGAATCAAATATTGTAAATGGTTGACTAGTACGCAATCTTCCAAATGCATCTTGACTTGCACTATCAAACTTAATTGTTTGTGATGCAGTAGATGGATTTTTAATTGCTTGAAGCATTTCATAATGCCAAGTAAATGATTCTGGATATTGTGCATATCCATCTAAATAAAACTTTCTTTGTTTTCTATATTTTTCTCTAGCTCCCATAATAATTTATCTTTTTTTTCCTTTATGTAAACCATGTTTAGCATGTTGTTTACCTTTTTTAGTTGCAGCTCTTTTCTTTTTATTAGCGGCTGTTAATTTCTCTCTACCTGCTGCAGTACTTTTTAATTTAGAAATAGTTCTAGAAGGTGCATATACCTCACCAGTTTCAGAAGACTTTTTACCAGAAGCAGTTCTCCATTTTTGTTTGGTCCATCTATCTAAACTCTTTTGTCTTTTAGTTTTTGTAGATCCACCTTTTTTATAGACACTTTTAGCCATTGGCTTTGCTGCTTTAGTTTTTTTTGCTTTCATCACTATTTCTTTTTACTAGCTGTTACTTTACTTTCTCCTTTGGTTACTGTAACATCTGTATCAGTTACATCAACCTGCATAGGGTCATCTTCTTTATTTGAAAGTTCTTTAATTAAACTTTTTATTATTTCTAGCTCAGGTTTCTCTTCTTTCTCAACAGCTCCAACTATATGTTGTAATATGCCTATCATAGCCATAGCAGCCGTAGACACCAAACCAATAACTGCTGTTAGTGCACCACCCTCTAAAAATTGAGAACTAATAACACCTATAATAACTAAAACAGTAATATAATTGATGGCGTGTTTGCCTAAATGTTTTGATGCTATTTCTTTAGCTGTACTTTCAGCTTCAATTTTATCAATTTCTATTTTAGCTAAAATCTCTTCTTTTAATTTTTCCTTATCCATAATTATTTCTTTTTACTTTTATATCCTCCACCAGCAGCTTTATAACGCTTAGCTAACATTTGAGCTTTACGTGCAGACCACTGTCCAGGTGCTCCACCTTTTCCACCAGCCTTGATAGAATTAAATAATCTTTTACGCATACCAGGTTTTGTATAGTTACCTGATGCATTCACCGTACTTTTACTCTTAGTTGTCTTTTTTAACGCCATATTATTTTTTCTCTGTGTCAAACAATGCGTATTGACTAATTCCTTTCTTAGCTTTATAAACACTATTGTGTTCGACCAGCTTATAACTATTCTCTCCAAGCTTAATCCAGTAATGATTATTCGGAGCCTTTACCCTTGTCTTCATCATTTAACTTTTGTTGTAGTTTTTGAATTTCAATTCTATCCTTCCCCTCTAGTTTTAGTTTTACGATCTCTTTAATTATTTCTTCTTTTTTCATTTCTTTATGTATTCTTTTATTTCAACACATTTTTCATAATCTTCTTTATCCTCATAATGCTTTAACATAATCTCTACAATATCATCTTCTATTTCTGATTCTGGATCATGTGCAAAGAAACTTACATTATGATCCTTATCACCAAACTCACTTCCTTTCCCATCCATTATCTCCTCAAACGTATATTTCTTGGTTAACACCAAGTACGAATTATATAAAGCATTATCAAGTATGAAATCTTCAGCTTCCTGTATATCTATAAACTCTTCATTTGATCCTCCAATAGGAGGGATAGGCATTCCGTTGTTATCTTCAAAATTCATATTCCCTACTACAATAATATACAATTTTTTTTTCTTCTTATCAAGAACTATGTCCCCTACATGCATATCAAAAAACAATATCCCCCGTGGTACACCTAGCCCATGCAAACAAACACTCACATAATGGTATTGGTAATTATCCATGTATTGCATTGGCGTTGGGTATACCAAAACTAATCCCCAACAATTTTTTGAGACACCTATACCCCCTATGGTTAGGTTGTAACAGAAACAAAATGTCAAATAACAAGGCAATGTTTTTGTGTGTGGGAAATGTAAGTATTTCTACACTACTCTACAGCTTGGTTGTACACAACTACTCCCAAGCTATTTTTTGAGGGATACATGCAGTCTCCACAAGCACTGCTACAAAATTAAATTAACTATATAAATCAAAATGAAAAGTTTATTCTTTAACAAAAAAAATGTTTCTGCTAATGGTAAGATTAGCTTTGTATTCACAGATCGTCCAAGTGTTGTAACTGAATCAACCAAGACAATCAAAATCACTAACCCTGAAACGGGTGAGGTGACTGAACGTACTATTGGCATCAAGTCTGCCAGTACTGATGGACCATTAACTTATGGTGTATTCTATGTACGTGATGCTGAATCTAAAGATGTGGTACATGATGAAAACCATGAGGAAATTCAATTCTTCTCTTCATTGGTTAAAAACACTGAGGTGGAAGGTATGACCTTCTCTGAGGAATTCATCATTGACCAACGTACTAATGAGCCTACATCACTTAAGTGGGTTCGTACTACATAACAATGCTAAATGGGAGAGTGTAAAAGCTCTCCTGTTTATTCCTAATATGTTTATACTTACTATATAGCAGAATGATTTATTTCCTATATAGAAGAAAGTGTTTTCCCCTTATATAAAAATGAGACTCAGTGTCTGATTATCAGCTATTTACAAAATAGAGTTTTTTTTATTTATTGCTTATTTAGCAGCAGAATGAGTGAAATATGTAGAATATTATATGTTTCTACACTGCTCCGCAGCTTTTTTCTCTACTGCTCCCCAGCTATTGCTTGTACACACAATTACCTATAAAAAACTTTAAATTATTGGTGTAAACAATTGATAATGTGTGTGTTACAGAGTGTGTG